CTCTCTGGCCATAGTTGCGATACCGGAATGCATCCTAATATCGTCGCATAACAAAAGAATCTTCTTACGATTCTCTTTCTTAACATAACGAAAATTTTCTTTCATGTAACTATTTTAATTTAATATTTGTTTGGTTGTGAAGCTTTTGTTTAAACTCCTCTTGTGTAAGATACAAATAAATTGCTCTGTCTACAAGCTTTTGTAGAGAAAATTTATACCTAATACATTCTTCTTTAAATTCTTGGAACAATTCCTGTTCCACTTTAACCGATGTTAATTTTTTTGTGTCCATAATTAGTTATTTATATATACATATAAATATATACTAATTTAGGAAACTCCTACCTTACAGTGCTCTGTTTGTCTAAATTCACAAAACATACAGTTGGATCTTGAAGGTACTTGCTCGTAGTCTTTGTCTATATACTTTCCTTGATCATCAAAAGCATCTTGGATAAATTTACCTAATGCTGTTGTTGCTTGTCCTCTTTTTATTTTACCTGAAGGTGGAACAAACTCTTGAACTCTTTTACCCATTGCAGCGTACTCTGGATCGTCTGGTACTTTTCTTTTTACGATAAAGTATTTAACATCTACCTTCTCTATATCAATCTGGAATTGTTTGGCTAGAAATTCTTTGTATAGAAGTAGTTGTGCTAGCTTCTTATCATCTTTCTTAGCGTATTGGTTCCATCCTGATGTAGATGTTTTAATGTCTAGGATCAAATACTTGTCTTGCTGTTCATCATAAAGAACTAAGTCGATGTACCCTTTAAAGAATACATTGTGAGCTATTTGATGGATGAGAGGAATCTCTACTCCAACTAGCTTAATGAACTTGGTTCCAAAGAAGACAGAGCGTTTCCTCTTAATGTACTTTAAAATTTCAACCCCATCATTATGAAACTCAGATAACTCCTTAGAGGTAGAGAAATGCTTACCGTACTTTTCTTTTTCATCAGCATAGATTGTTTGCATCTTAGTTAGTAGTAGTGTATCCAAATCCATCTCTGTGGCTTTCTTTACAGTCTCTTCATATAGAACTGTAAGCCACTCTTGTAGAGTTTCGTGAAAGGCTGTACCAAATACTGTATGAATTGAAGGTTTGTAAATCTGTAAACCTTTAACATACTTTAAAGCCCATTGATGTGGACAAGTATTGTAAGCTAGGGTTTGACTATATGAGATTGATTTCTCGATAGTGTAATCAATAGTATGTGGTTCGTGAAGCCTAATTAAGTTTACTTGCTTAAGAACCTTCTTTGCCATCTTTTAGTTTTTTGATTTCTCTTTTTAAATACCATAGAGCTTTTTCAAGTTCCTGGATTGTATCATCCTTCTTTCCAGCTCTTGAGATATACTTTACAGTATTTCCTAAACAGAAACCTAAGTCCCAGGCTTCAATAACTTTAATTGCTTCGTAGGGATTATCTTTTCCTCCGTAGTGTTGAGGGTGATTAACAAACTCTTTCTTTGGCTTGTCTTCGTCCATGATGACGATTACTTCTCTTTGATTCATAATAACTAATTTGTATAACTGTAATATAAGAAAAAAAGCTTGTGAAAACAAGCTTTAAATTTTTATTTTGCAATAAGAAGATACGATGATGTTAGTATTCCTACAAACGTTCCTGCCTTCCATAAAAACGATTTGACCTTCTGTCCTCTCAGTTCTTTCTGTAGGTCATCTGCTAGATGTTCGTACTGACCTATTTGTAATTCTTGTTGGTGGATGATGTAGTGGTTGTTCTCATCTTTATCGTTTAGTAGTTCGATGATAGTATCTTTTTGTTCATCTCTCTCATCCAACTTAATAATCTTTTGTTGTAGTAGATCAACCTCTTGCTTACATCCATCATACCGGATTAGGTCTTGAGCAACAAGTCTTGCTGTCTTAGTAGGTATACAAACTTTGGTTGTATCTACTTGCGAAAAACTGTTCAAGCTCAACATTAGAAAACTTACCAGCACTATTAGCTTTTTCATTTGTTTGATTTTTTACGATTGTTATTGTATTATCTATGTGGTGGATTTCTTTTGTAATTGCAACCACGTTCTCTTTTACTGAGTCGATCTTAGTGTCGATTTGTTTGTTTACTACTTGGGCTGAGTCTACTTTGGTTTGGATAGCTTCTATTCTATCTTTGTAACCTTTTACGTCAGTCTTAATTCCATTTGTAGTGAATAAGTTATAGCAAAGCAGTAACGCTATTATAACCAGTAGTATGTTTTGTTTATTCTGTAACATCTCTATCTCCTTTGTGTCTATCTAATCTGTCTAATATTTGAGTTAGTAATTCATTCTTAACAACTCCTACCATCGAAGCATTCTTCAGTATTGAAATCAACTGGAATACCATAAATGGTGCCATGATTGTTTCACTTAACCAACTTGTTCCTTGAAATCCTTTTTCAATTGATAAGATACAACCAAGCATTAGTGTCCAAAAACCAAATGTCTTTAATACTTTTAATGCTTTATAGGTTTTGAATCCTTCTCTTTTAATTCCTGCCCACACTCCAAAAAATCCATCTGCAAATACAACTAGGGCAACTGATAGGAATTGCTCAATGTTATCTGCGGTTAGGTTGAAAAAATATGTACCTATAAAGGCTAGTACTGTTGACAATGATAGTGTTAGTGTTAGGCTGGCTTTCATCTTATACTTTATTTCACGTACTCGTAGTACTTTTTGGTTTTAGCGTTTCGATCTTCTAAACCATGAGTACCACCATTAATTCTTTTTGTTAAAGCTAATATGGCTGCATCGTTGATTCCTTGATCACAAATTGACCATAACTTGTTTTTATCAAAGAAGAACATTGCTGATTCAAATGAATAAGTTGTAGCAACTAAGTCTGGATGTGTCATAATCTCAGGCTTCTGTAAGTACTGAGCAAATGCTGTGTAGTTATCCTTTCCTGTTAATTGAAGAGCTCCTCTTCCTCTGAACTTGAAACCATCTCCTGATTTCTCATCTCCATTACCCATTCTAGAGGCATAAACTCTATTGGCAATCTTTTCAGGGTTTTTAGCATATGATTCTTCTAAAGTACCTGGAAAGTATTTTCCAAATATTTTTTGCAACCCATCTGCTGAATAGTTAAGATTTTCTGAGAAGGCTTTGAATCCACCTGTCTCGTGTGCTGTTTGAGCAAAGAAGTGTGCTGCTCTAACTGGAGTTAATTTATAAAACTCCATTGCTTTTTTCATTGTACCTGGCCCAAAAGCCCCGTCGGCTGTTACTCCGATTTTTTCTTGTAAAGATTTTAAACTCATACTATACCGTTTTTATTTACTATAAATAGTATTAGAAATCCTTATTCAATCCAATACAAAATGCTGACGTGGTTGTACCGAATGCACTTTGGTTGTTGTATGTTACTATCAAAGATAGTGTGTCTTTTAGATCGAATACGTAATTGATATCATACTCCATTGTAATGTCTTTCTTAAAGTAGAACCATCCAATACCTGCTGATACAGAGAACCCACTGTCAGTACCTACTGGCACTGTTGCTATAAGTTCGGAGAATAAGTCTCTGCTGTCTAGTGAGAAGTACCCAGTTGTGATTCCTAATGCAGTTGTGTTGATATACTTACCTACCTCTATGTTAACTCCCATTAAATTATTAAAATCACTAGCAGGTGTATCAAAGGCTATGTTTGGTGCTAGACATACATAGTATCTTGGTTGTGAATATCCTAGTGCAGATACAAGGAGTAACAGTGTGATAATAAGTTTTTTCATTATTTACGAGTTGTTGTTTTTCTAACTGCAGGTTTTCTTGCTACAGGTTTCTTAGCAGGAGCCTTTCTGGTTGTTCTTTTAACTGGTTGTGGTTCTTTTTTGAATTGAGAATATATTAAGGATCCTCCAAGTACAAATGCCATTGCAAGTACTCCTATCATAAAGTTTGAGAATTTAGTAAGAAGTTCAATCATCTTAACTGTTTCTTGCTTACCTACCTCAGTTTGTAGGTCCATCAAAGCATTTGTATCATCAAGTACTGGGGTTATCTTTTCGTTTAGTATCCCAGTTTTAAGAACACTATCAACATATTTTCTATCTGTAACTGCTTTTTCCAATAGAAGGTCAACTAGTTCATCAACCTCATCCATACCTTCCTGTGCATGCTGTACCAGTTTTGCTTCATCAGGTGTTAGGTAAGTTGATTTGTAAGTAGTCCATCCTTCTTCAGTCTCTTTTTTTACTTTTTGAATTTCAGATCTATTAGCTAGAAGTTGTTCATAATTAACAATGTTACTTGAAAAATTATCCTGAATTGTGGTTCCATAGTAATCAAATCTATGAGAAATAAGTGGAACTGGTTTGAGTCTATCCTCAAGGATAGTTGTGGCTGATGCTCTAATTTGTTTTTCAACATACACTCCAAATGATGCTACTATAACCACAATCCCTGTGAGTAAGTACATGAACGTATTATTTTTCATAAAATTTATTTTTTAACAACTCTTGGCTTCCTTACTGGTGCTTTTCTTTTTGTAGCAGGAACCTTACCTGATTTAACACTACTTATAAACCCTGATGGATCATCAGAGAACTTTGTACTCAATTTTATAACTCCTCCTAGTATTTCAGGAGAATTTAATCCTGCCAATCCATATATCAATGCTTTATAGATAGGTTGTATAGCAAATTGCTCCAACATAAACCAAGCAATCATAGAGGTCAGCATGGCTGCCAATATGTTACTCAAGGCCTGTGCCAGAGTTTTTTCTTCTGGGTTCTTTGACGTTACCAATCGTGCAATCATTCCTGCTGCACCAATTAGCAAGACAACCCAGCCTCCATTCATGAATAGAGGTATAAATTTGTCTAAACCATCCATAATACTATACTATAATATTATTGTTCAGATGAGTCAGAACTTTTCTTTTGTGGAGCAAATTTTTCCAATCCTGCAATACCAAATGATCCTAGGGTTGTATATAGGAATGCATTGAAGATGTATTCGTTTAATACTAATTCCTTACCCATGTATCCTGTTACCAAGTCAACAGCCATTGCAATTACCATCATTAGGAATGAGATAAACCCAATGATAGTTTTCTCATTGTAGTCGTTGTTGTCTTTAAAAATGTCTTTAAATGCCATAATATATTTTATTAAGTTTTTTAACTTAAAACCAATTATGGATAACGGATTTTTCATAGAAACTATTTTATGTAGATCTATTATAAATAGGCATAAAAAAAGAGCCCGAAGGCTCTTTCTATTACATTTTAGGTAAGGTTTACCCTAAGTCTTTCAGCTCCTTGGGAAGGAATTCAGTATTAACGTGACCACATGCCTTACAGGCAAATACCGGAATGGGCATATAGGTTGTCTGTCCGGTACCTGTCAACAGACCCGATGCCTTACGAATATGTAAGGCCTCCTCAAAAAAGGTATGACTGCACTTCTCACATTCTACCGGCAGGGTTTGATCAATTGTTAAATTCAATCTTGGTTGTTGTTCCATTTTTAGTAGTTTACTTTATTACACAATTCATCTATCTTTACCTCATCGGCTGCAATTTGAAAGACAGTAACCGGGGAGAGACCTGGTGCTTCCTTGGATATCTTCAACACTTGCTTTAGCAAGTCCGATCGCATTTTGGCTTTCTTGGCCCCTTGCAAAATCTCTACAATTCTTACGATACCTCTTTGGTGTTCGGATTGCAAGAGTTCGGCTTCTTTCTCAACTAACTCGAAGTATTTTGATACTGAATTGGACATATTACTGTTTCTTTTTAGGGTAGTACTTTCTCTTTTTCTTTGGCTTGTCGATGGGGAATTCCGGTTTTGGTTCCTTCTCCACTACCTGTCTTTGGTCAACATCAAATAGTTCTTTCTCTACCTCTGTGTGAAGATCTTCTTGGATCTGTGGTGTTACCTCTTTTGGTTCTTGGAGTTCTTGGGGTGGGTGGACCTTACCTGCTAAAAAACGTGTTCCATAGTAGATTGCTAATAGGAATATTCCTGATGCAAAGAATACTTTTACGATAATTTCTGTCATAATTTAATAAATTTGCGCGTGACACCTTCGGTGAGGGAGTTTTTACGCCCCCTCCCCTCTCGGTCCTTACTTTGTTTTACCTTCCTCTGTTGAGGCTTTTCTATATTCTGTGATTAATTTCTTAACCTCTCCAATTGCCTTGCGTGCATTGGCTTGTGATCGTTTAGTTGTTCCGTTGTGTTGTGCAACGAATTCTTGATACAACCCGTCAATCTTTTCGAATAACTCTTGTTTGTTCATTTTTATTTATTTAGTTAATTAATATTACATGAAGTCCATAGGATTAACTTCTCCCTTTGGTTCATCTTTTTGTTTTACATTCGATATTACACACTCTGTGATTAGCATTGTTCCTGCAACTGATGCTGCATTCTCTAAAGCCAATCGTGTTACTTTAGTTGGATCAATGATTCCTTCCTTAAGCATGTCAACGTATTCACCTACTCTTGGATTAAACCCTACCCATTTGTCTCCACTTATTAGGTACTCTTCACGTTCGTCAATCATCTCTTGAGTCTCTCCTGCGTTAAGCAAGATTTGTTCGAAAGGTTTTCTGATTGCTCGCATCACAATATCAAATCCTTTTTCCTGATCTGGATGTGAAGCTACTAATGGATTCTCTCTTAAATGGAATGCTGCATTGAGCAATGCTACTCCTCCTCCTGGAAGGATACCTTCCTCCAAAGCTGCTTTCGTTGCATGAAGAGCATCGTCTACTCGATCCTTTTTCTCTTTCATTTCAACTTCAGTATGACCTCCTACGTGAATCATTGCTACTCCTCCGATAAGTTTTGCTAGCCTGTCTTGTAAGATTTCTTTTTCGTAAGGTGAAACTGTATTGTCAATTTGTTCTTTCAACTCTTCAATACGTTGTGTGGTAGCTTCTTCTGATCCTTTACCATCGATAATGGTTGTGTCATCTTTACCTACTGTTACTTTTCGTGCCTTACCAAACCATTCTGGATTGAATTTATCTAACTTCATTCCTTTCTCTGTTGATACAACTGCACCTCCTGTTAAGGTTGCAATGTCTTCTAACATAGCTTTCTTTCTATCTCCAAACTCAGGAGCCTTAACTGCTACTACGTTTAAGATACCTCGCATCTTATTCACAACCAATGTTGATAAAGCTTCCCCATCAATATCATCTGCAATGATAAGAAGTGCTTTGTTTTGTTGTGATACTGATTCTAGTAATGGAAGTAACTCTTTGATTGTTTGAATTCTTTTATCTGTGATAAGAATCAAAGGATCATTCAATACTGAGGTCATTGTGTTGTTGTCTGTAACGAAGTATGGAGATTTGTATCCTCGATTGAATTGCATACCTTCAACTGTCTCAAGATATGTTTCTCCTGTTTTAGATTCCTCAATAGTGATAACTCCATCACGACCTACCTTATCCATTGCTGTTGCAATCAAACTACCTACTTCGGTGTCGTTGTTACCAGAAATGGTGGCTACTTGTTTCAATTGCTCTTCCTCAGTAATGTCTTTTGAGTATTCTTTCTTTAGGTAAGTAACTACTGCTTTGGTTGCAATATCAATACCTCTTTTAACTTCTACTGCATTTGAGTTGTCTAGCTCTGCTAAACCTTGTTTGTAAATCTCTCTTGCAAGTAAAGTTGCTGTTGTTGTTCCATCTCCAGCTTTCTTTGCTGTCTTAATTGAAACTTGCTTTACTGCCTGTGCTCCTACATTCTCAATTGGATCGGATAAGTGTACTTCTTCTGCGACTGTTACACCATCCTTTGTTGAGATAGGCTCTCCCTGCTTTTCAATGAATACATTTCTACCTGAAGGCCCTAAGGTTGCTACTACAGCATCTGCTAATTGGTCTACTCCTGAAAGTAATTTCTCTCTGGCTTCTTTTCCGAAACTGATTTTCTTTTCCATAATTAATTTTGTGATTCTACAACTGTTGCTAAAATTTCTCGGTCTGGTGTGATAAAGTATTCTTGTCCTTCAAAATCAATTCTCATTGAACCGATCTTGGGAACTAATACAATGTCACCCACTCTAGCATTTACTTGAATAAATTGTCCAAATTCTGACTGGCGTCCTGGACCTACTGCAATAACTTCTCCCATTTCGGGTTTTTCTTTTCCCATGTCCGGAATAATGATTGATCCGTACATTTCTTCACCTGATTCAACAGGTTTGATCAGAACTCGATCGTTCTGTGGTTGTAACACTTTTGTCATAAACTTAATTTAATTAATAACTTATTTTAATAATATACGAAACTTCTTTTGATAATGCAACTATTTGTAAGCTACAATGGAACCTGTTCCTATAAGTGCTGTAAAATTAACAGGAAGATTTACTCCTGCTGCTACTGTTAGTTTTGGATTTTGCACTACTGCTGCGCTTCCGGATACTGTTCCCCAAGCTACTGCATCTATTACGGTTTGTTGTGTGGCTATAAATCCTCCGAAACCTCCTTCGGTACTAAAGTTAAAACTTCCTGTATAAAATGCTGCTGATGATGCCATGATCTTATTTTAATTTACTGTATGTTAATATTTAATAAATATGGCAGGATTTTATTAATGTCCGTCTCTCCAATTGACTGATATTTCTGGTGGTGCTTTTAATGTAACTCCTTCTAGTTGTGTGGTTACTTCCATGATATGTTGAATGATAGCAGCTAATTCATATGCTTTATCTTCTGGTACGTTAATGATTAACTGGTCATGAACTTGTGCTTGTACCCTACCGTCTACTCCTAACTCTTTCAGTTTTCTGTTAATCTGTACAGCAGCTCGGTTTACTACCGCTGCTGCTAGTGACTGTAGCTGGTAATTCAAGCAGTTATTTAATCCATTTCGATAATCTCTGTACATCTGCATTGTAGCTTCTTTACCGTATCTAGTATCAAGTTCTTTTCTGAATTTCCAGTCCATTACTTGATCTCCATACTTCTCAAAGATCTTCTTTACTTTAGGTAGGTGACGAACACGTCCTACTTTAT